CGTTCTGTCGGTGTGGCCGATGCCATCGTGAGCGGTGAGGGAAATCCGATTGTGGATTCCCTCACGCTCATTTACTGCAAGACGTTCTATGGGTTCAAGAATGACGGATCTGTCAAGGAACTTCCCAAGAGTTTTGACATGTTGCTTTCGCAACTGGCACTGACGAAGGGGAGTACATCCTAATGTTTCCAAGTTCGCCCAACATCCGACTCACGCTTCTCAAACTCGATGGAGTACCTGATACCATCGGGAATCGTCAACTCTCACTGATCAGCTCCAAGGAAGTGATCGGGATCAATTTCTCGGTTACCTCAAAGGAGTATTACGAAAGCAAGAAATCCGATCAACGCATCGATCTTGCGCTGCGCATCCAGAGTTTCCTCTATGATGGAAGCCGACATGCACTGATTGATTCGAAGATCTACAAGATAGAACGGACCTATGTCAACGGTCAGTTCATCGAACTCTACTTGGTAGAAACCAAAATCAAGACAGGTGACATCAGTGGTCTCCTTGGATGAACTTGGAATCAGGATCGGTGCACTCGTCAATGAGTACACTGAGGATATCAAAACAGCGATGGAAAAGGTCCTCGATGAAACGGCTCAAAGAGTGCTCGAGTACATTCAAATGAAAGCACCCAGAAGCGGTCAAACCGATGGAATCGCCGACTCGTTCGTCGCAATGCCGATTGGCAACGGCATCAACAAAACCATCGCTATCTATTCCGAGAAGAAGGGCCGCTTGACTCATCTGCTCGAGTTCGGGTTTACGCATCGGGGTGGGAAGTTTGTCGGACCGCGTCCGTTCATGCGACCTGCCTTCGATGCGTTCGCACCCGATATGCTAGAACAAATCAAAGCGATCATCGAAAGGGGTGGCTGTTCATGAGTGGTTTTCTAACACAACTGTACCAAATCTTGCAGACGGTCATACCTAATAAGGTTACATACGGAACGAACATCGTCGATGCAATTGATCTTGATGTGTTTCCCTTTATCGTCTATCAGGAGATTAGCAATCGTGGCACCGCCTACGCCGACAATCGTCCGAGCGTTCGCATCATTACTTATCAAATCACCCTCGTCACCAAAGAGAAGAGTCCAACCATCGAAGGGCAACTTGAAACGGCCTTGCAGGCCTCGGGATTCAATTATCAGATGACGACGGAATATGTCAATGAAGACAACTCGGTCAACCGAGTCTACGAAATCAAACAGGAGGAAATTATCTATGAGTAATAAAGTTACATTTGGACTCACCAATGTCCACTATGCGCTTGCGACCCTCGCCGTCGACGGGGCCTGGACTTTCGGTTCACCGAAGCGTCTCGCAGGAGCCCAGGAAATCACGACTGAAGCAATCGGTGGAAGTACGCAAGTCTACGCCGATGATAAGGTCATCGCCACGCTCGTCTCGAACTCCGGAACGACCGTCTCGCTCAAATTCACCGAGATCGATGACGAATTCAAAAAAGATATCTTCGGCTTCAAAACCGATACCAATGGCAACTTCGTCGAGGTCATCAACAACGAAACGAAAACATTCGCTCTTGGATACGAGATTCAAGGCGACGCCAAGGCACGACGCATCTGGTATTATCTCTGCACCGCCACACCGTCGGGAGATTCGAGCAAATCGAAAGCCGACTCCATCGAAGCGAACTCGATCTCGCTCACGATCACCGCTCGTCCGATCGAATCGGGAAACAACCTGATCCTGCGAGTCATCGCCAGCGTCGGAGATACGAACTACACGAATTTCCTGTCAACGGCTCCTGAACTGCCGACATTCATCTAAGGAGAAATCAACAATGGAAAAGACCATCAAGTTGGGCGAGAAGGAGTACCGACTCCACTCGTCCTTATTCACCATCATCGATTATCGCAATGTCTTCGGATCCGAGCTTTTCAGCGACATCAAGAAACTCGAAAAGGGGAAGAACATCAAAGAGGAAGACTTCTCGCTTGTCATCGACACAATCTTCCGCATCATCTATGTGCTTCATCGTCCCTTCAGCAAAACCTCCTACAACGACTTCCTGATGTCGCTCGATTTCTCGATTCTGAGCGATTCAGATGAACTGCAAGTTCTATCTCTGACCATTGGGGACATGCTCGGAACTCTCCAAAAAAGCGCCAAACCATCCCCACAGTCCAAATGATGAGCCCGAGTTTGGCGCAACCTCGAACATCATCTTCAACCTGGCTCATCTAGGTCTTTCGATAGAAGATTGCATGTATTTTGATTTACAGACCTACTTTGAACTCGTCGAGTTAGAAATGAATGTTATCTCAAACAAAAAGGGCAGCCGTTTGGCCACCCAATCTGACATTGATGCTTTCTTTATATAAGATATTTTTACTTGTTTACAAAAGACTTTGTGTTGAGCGTTCTTGAAGCATTAAGTACGGCAAGAAGAGTGACGCCGACATCTGCGAAAATCGCCATCCACATTGAGGCGACTCCAAGTGCGCTCAAACCCAAAACAAGTACTTTGATACCAATGGCCATTACGATGTTCTGGTAGGCAATTCGTAACGTTTTACGAGAAATTCTCATTGCGACTGGTATTTTTGACAGTTCGTCATTCATAATCACGATGTCCGCTGCTTCAATAGCCGCATCTGAACCCATCGCACCCATAGCGATACCGACATCAGCACGTGCCAAGACGGCTGCATCGTTGATACCGTCGCCAACGTAGGCAACTTTTCCGTTGTTGGTTTTTTCGATCATGATTTTTTCAACTTGGTCGACTTTATCTTTCGGCAACAACTCCGTGTATACCTTATCAATTCGGAGTTTTCTGCCAACACGTTGACCGACATCGTTCTTGTCGCCCGTTAGCATGACCGTATAGGATGATAGATCATTCTTGATAAGGCTCATCGCTAATGCGGAGTCTGTTTTTATTTCATCGGCAATACGAATCCAGCCAGCATATGTACCCTTTACTGCAAAGTGAATCAGCGTTCCGTCGGTTTCCGCGGCGTGAGGCTTGATTTTATTTTCAGTCATCCATTTCATGTTTCCCGCAATAATTTCAACGCCATCCACAATAGCAGTAATACCATATCCGGACTTTTCTTGTACCTTACCAATTCTTAGTAAATTGATTTCCTTGGCATAAGCTTTTTTCAAAGATAGAGCTATTGGATGGGTTGAAGCGTTTTCGGCATAGGCGGCATATTCCAGAAGTTTTTCTTTGGAAATGTTGATGGCGTGGATTTCTTGGACGTCGAAGACGCCCTTCGTCAATGTGCCTGTTTTGTCGAACACAAAAACGTCGGCTTTGGCTAGCACTTCCATGTAGTTGCTACCTTTTACAAGGATACCTAATTTTGAAGCTCCACCGATACCGCCGAAGAAACTCAAAGGAACGGAGATAACAAGCGCACAAGGACAAGATACCACTAAGAATGCTAAAGCTCGATAGAACCAATCATAGAAAATTTCTCCAGGGAAAAGCAAGGGTGGAACCACTGCCAGAAAAACGGCTATTCCGACTACGATTGGAGTATATACTTTCGCAAAACGAGCGATAAAAAGTTCTGAACGCGACTTACGGTTGGTAGCATTTTCGACTAGCTCAAGAATTTTATTTACGGTTGAATCTTCATATATTGCCGTTGTCTTTGCTGTTAACGGTGCCGAGATGTTGATACATCCACTGACGATCGGAGATCCTACCCCTACTTCCCTGGGAATGGACTCGCCCGTCAATGATGACGTATCGACGGTTGACTCACCAGAAACAACGATGGCATCAAGCGGAATTCGCTCTCCTGTTTTGATGAGAATCAGATCGCCAACATTGACTTCATTGGGATCCTTCTCGACGACTAAATCTCCATCAAGTACATTGGCGTGATCGGGAGAAATGGCCATCAGTTCGGCGATGGATCGACGGCTTTTATTAACGGCCCGGTCTTGAAAGTACTCCCCGACTTGATAGAACAACATAACAGCGACACCTTCGGCGAATTCACCGATGGCAAATGCTCCGATGGTTGCTATACTCATCAAGAAGTTCTCGTCAAATATCTTTCCGTGCAGGATGTTTCTGAGTGCTTTATACAACACGTCATAGCCTAAAAGCAGATATGCGATTCCATATAGGACAGGGTCGATCCAAGTTACTGTAAACGAAAAGATCGCCGCCACGGCTAAGAAGCCCAATCCGAGTATGATTAATTTCCCGCGATTTTTCATTTATTTTTTCCTTGAAACCAGGATTTGTTTTAGCGTTACATTAGGTTCGGTTTTTTTAACAATTCGTTCTGATGCTAGTAGGACATCGTTTTGATGCTCCTCGTCAAATTCAAGCGTCATGCGTTGGGTGACGAAGTTGACCGAGGCCGATGTGACTCCTTCAAGTTTGCGGATTGCAGTCTCCATTTTATTTGCACAATTTGCACATGATAATCCTTCAAGCAGGTATATGGTTTTCATAATGGGTTTTTTATTGACCGAGTGCGTTTACTTCGGTTTCTCCTTTAATTATTTTTTGTTTTTCTTGAACATGGGATAAGCCTTGAGTCAACACCTGAACGACATGATCATCGTCAAGTGTATAGAATATCTCTTTGCCTTGTCGACGAGACCTGACCAAGCTCGCTTCACGGAGTGTTCTGAGTTGATGTGAAATGGCCGATTTTGTCATGGCAAGCAATGCGGCGATATCACAAACACACATTTCTTGAAGCGCCAAAGCAGACAGGATTTTCGTTCTTGTCAGATCGCCAAACACTTTATAAAAGTTTGCCAATGTCGTCAACTGATCCTCATCGGGTAAAAACGCCTTAACTTTTTGAATAGAAACTTCATGAATATTGGTACAGTCACAAGTATAACCTTCTAGATTTTTTGTCAATTTGTCCTCCTTGCAGCCGCAACGGTTGAGCGACCACTCAACCATTATATGTCAGTTTTGGCTGATTGTCAATTATTTTGTATATTGAACCATGAGTAAATGAAGGGAGTGAGCATCGATGGCAGAAACAATCAAAGGATTAAACATCAAATTGAGTTTGGATGGACGAGATCTTGAAAACGAACTCAAAGAAATCCAGTCCGATCTCAAAGAACAACAGAAAGATCTCAAAGCCATCAATGCGAATCTCAAGTACGATAGTTCGAATGTTGAACTCTGGAAGAACAAGCAGTCCAAGTTAAATGAGATCTTGCAGACGACAAAGAAGAAACTCGAGACACAGAATCTCGAGTTGGAGAAAGCCAAACAAGCAGTCAAGCTCGGAGAAATGAGCGAGACCGAGTTTTCAAAACTGGCTCGAAATGTTTCTTATACCGAAGCTGAAGTATCGAAGCTTAATAAGGAACTCCAAGCCACTCGTGGGAAGATCACCGATCTATCAAATGCCGACTTTCAAAAGATCGGACAAATCGGCAGCACACTCACTAAGTCGATTACTGTTCCTGTTTTGGGTGCGATGTCGGCGCTAGGTGCTCTAGCAGTAAAGACGGCTGTAACTGCTGATGAACTTGCCGACACGGCCGCCAAAATCGGCCTCAGTGCCGAGAGTTTGCAAGAGTGGAACTACGTGGCGAAGCTCTCGGGAAGTTCGACAGATAGCCTGAATAAGGCGTTTGTGAAGGTCAATGGAATCCTAGGTGACATCGCCACAGGCAATGGTGATAAGGTATCTGAAAGCCTCACATTGATTGGACTTTCTGTCGATGACCTAAAGGGAAAGAATGCCGATCAAGCATTCAATACCATTCGAGATGCACTCGCAAACGTTGAAGATGAAGCGATTCGAGTCGGAGTGGCCAACGAGTTCTTCGGTGACAAAATCGGTTCTGAACTCATCCCGATCCTTTCGCAGGAAGCCGATTCCATCTCAGATCTTCGAACTGAAGCACGAGAACTCGGTATCATCACCAATGAACAAGCAGCCGTCGCAGGTGGTTTCAATGACGCCATCGATCAAACTAAACAAGCACTCGGCAGCCTGGCCATGGACATCTCGGCCACGGTACTACCGATCATGCAAACACTATTACAGAAAGTCCGAGATGAAATCATTCCAACCATCAAGGATTGGGTCGATCGATGGACAAATCTAGATACAGGCACGAAACAACTCATCCTGACCCTCGGAGCGGTCGTGGCCGCAATCGGACCGGTGTTGTTGATTGTCGGGAAAGTAGGTCCGCTTCTCAATATCGTTTCAACGGTGATGAAAGGTGTCGGTACCTCGGGTTTGTTTGCAGGTGCTGGCATCAATTTTGCGACACTCGGCATCGGAGCGCTCATCGCCATCTTGGCGGTGGCGCTTTTTCAAAGTGAAGACTTTCGAGCACTCCTCGCCAGACTCGGAGAGACGCTCATGCAACTGCTACCACCCATTATGACAATTGTCGATAGCCTCATGTCGGCTTTGGCACCAATTCTCGACGTCGTGATCGAGCTCGTGGTCATGCTCGTTGATATGTTAGTTCCGATCATTGAAGTACTCCTAGTTCCTTTGATGTCGCAGATTGGATTCATTGCCGAGTTGCTCGAAATGGTCGCACCTCTCATTGAGATTATCGGGAAAGTTCTGCAGGCGATTCTCGTTCCTGCCATCAAGGTTCTTCAAAAAGTTCTAGAACCCGTCATGGCCGTCGTTCAAAAAATTGTCGAGTTTCTAGCGACGATCTTCGAATGGATCGGCGACCTTGGCTCGAAAATGGGTGACATTGCCGGAAACTTCGGTGACATGATTGGGAATATCACAGGAAACATCGGCGACTTCGCATCTAACCTTGCGAGTGGCATCGGAGATTTTGTGGGAGATGCTGCCGATAAGGTCGGCGGTTTCTTTGGAAAGATTGGCGGATGGTTCGGCGATCGATTCAATCTCAAACAGACGCAAAGCGTCGCTAACACGAGCACCGTCACAAAGACCAACACCAATACGAATAACATCACCATCAATACCACCTCGCCGACGTTCGATATTGATTCGATCAATCGAGCGCTGGGAGGGAGCGTTATATGATCCGCAGACTTTATCTTGAAAACACTTCCGGCAATCGCTTCAACTTTGATTATCGAAGCGGATGCTTGATCAGTGCGTTGACGGGTCTTGGCTTCTCACAAGAGTTGACCTATTTGAAATACGACACATTCTACGAGCGAGTCGCGGCTGATCAGCCAATTTCAGAAGTACAGGGCACGCTGACGTTCATGAAGGGTTATCGCAGTTACACTGAGTTCCTTGAATACCTGAAACTCGGAGATAAGGGACTGAAGCTGGTCTATGAGACCGACGATTCCGCATTCTGTTATGTCGATGTCAAGTCACTCTCCAAACAAGAACTCGTTGCAGGGACGTTGCAGTGTCAGATTGCCTTTCAGAAGACATCTCTGTGGTTGAAATCACAAGTGTTCACCATCCAGGTGAACGAGGATACCACCGGCAAAGTCTACCCTTATCAATACCCCTATCGCTATTCTTCCTCTTATGAGGGTAAGATCCCAATTCACAATCGAGGTGTCCAAAAGGCACCTCTTTTCATTGAAATCTTCGGAGCGGTCGATGAACCTGAAGTCATCATTCGAAAGGGGGACACCCTCGTTTCGATGATGAGGCTATACCACACTCAATCGTCTGGCGAGGTCCAAATATCGGCCATTCCCAACAACCAATTCATTCGTCAAGTTGACAATGGAGTAACCATCTCGATCTATGCGTCGCAAGACTTCACCTGTGACAATTTCCTGTTTGTCGAACCAGGTGAATATGAAGTCGAGTTCAAGCCTGGAGTGGCAAGTGCGACGATTTGCCGAATCACGATGCTCGAAGGTTATCTGGGGGTGTAGGCATGGAATTGCTCTTTCTCGACCGAAACACCCTCGCATACAAAGACTACGGCTACGTCGACAAGAACTTCGAAATTAGCCTCGATCTTGTCATCATTCAGAAATCCACCTTCGTGGTCAATAAAGGAAAGTTGAATGCGACCATCGGCGACATCGTGGTTCTCAAAGGTGGTGCGACGTCATTCATTGGCATCGTCGAACGACTCGAAGTCGCCGACCAACATCAAACGACCGTCAACGCTCTCGACTTTCGGGAGATCTTCTCGATCGATGTTCCTGTACAAAGCTTCAGCGGTGACTTGGCCACATATCTCGAAACGCTCCTCCATCAGAACTTTAAGACGAGTGTAGATTCACTTCAAAACCTATCCTACCTGACGATCGTGAAAGATGCTAGCGTCCAGGGCGAACTGGCGTTCGAGGCAGACAAGATCATGTCGCTTGCTTCCGTCATGGAATTGATCACGAAGACCTATGGACTACGGCTATCATCTGAAGCAACGTATCTTCGAGGGCGAATCACCGGCATCATCTTCCGCATCAGTGAAGTGAACCGAGGCGTCAAACTCAAGAGCAACTTTCTCGTTATTCAAGATCTGGTCATCAATGACAGCTCAAGTCAGATGATAAACAAACTCACCTATCATCCCAAGATTGAGAACATCACCTACCGCAACGTAGTGAGTTTCTATCTCTTGACGAGTGGTGAAATCACAACAAACGTGGACGATGTTTTACGCTACAAAAGCGTCCGCCCAAAAACCTCATTTTACACCGACGCTGATTATCCAAACTTGCTCACGAAAGCACGATCTGAGATGATCTCGTCAAAACTCGATCACAACATCACCTTTACGATTCGCACCGAGAACGATGTCATTCAACCAATGACCAACTTTCAACTCGGTGACTTCGTCGAGTTCAGAAACAACGACCAGATCTATGATTCGGTCGTGACGAGCATCAAGTTCAAAAACGGGTTCCAACAAGCGACAATCACGCTCGGAGAATACCGCATCAAGCTGACCGAGAAGATTCAATTGCTCAGCAAGAGCGTTAATAC